AAAATCATGGAAAGGAATTGCTAAACACGATGATACAGTTATGACGTGTCTTAATCTTTCTCGTCTTTATGAAGAACAGGAATACGGAGATTGGCTTTATGATTTTTTAGAAGGGATGCCAAATTCTCCAGAAAAGAAATATGCTATGGCAATTCTTGAAGAACCTTATGATGAAAATCTCACTAGTGATGAAATGTTTGCTGTCTTATATTTAAATAAAGACGAAAAATCTGAAATGGAAAAAATTAAAGATATTTTTGATTTAGAACAAAAAACTCGTTATAAACCAAGTTCAACACTTCCCTCATTAAAAGGATAAAGTATTTTGGTAAAGCCTCCTTTAGATAAATTTTGATTATTCTGCTTAGATATATAATAAAACATAGATATAAAATTAAAAAGTAATTTTTAAGGAAATCTAAACGAATAAATAATAAAAATAATTAAGCAAATATGGCTAAGCTAGCACTTGATTTATCGCAATTTAAATCTGCGGGTGTTTACACAATAGAGGTTGATCAATCAGAAAGAATTGTAGTTACAACACAATCATTAAGATTGCTTCCGGGGTTTTCTAAAGTAGGTCCTTTTAATGCTCCTGTATTTATACGTTCTACTAGGGATCTTCAAAAATTCTATGGAGATTTAGATAGAAAACTTGAAAGAAAAGGATCTTTCTTCCATAGATCAATTGATACTTGTTTATTACAATCCCCTGTATTTGCAATTAACTTATTAAGTGTTAATACAGCTGCGGATTCTTCAATTGATTCAGTAGAGGCTATTTCTTTATCGGTTGATTCTAGTAAAAATAATTTTGGTGATTATACTGATAAATATATTAACTTTTTTAATAGAGACAGATTTTGGAAAGCTGATGCGGATTATCTTTTAGGAGTAGCTTCTAATAAAGAAGGGGTTACAGATGAAGAAAGTACTTCTTTATTACAAGTCGTTAATGTCGGAACAAAAACTTTATCTTTTATTTTCAGAAAAGCAGTAGGACTTCAAGGATATAATGTGACAGCAACAAATTGGTATGGATCAGCTGCAAATATTCCTTTTGAATGGATTCGTCCTAATGATTATATGGTAGATTATTTTATTCAAGTTATTGCTGTAGAAGGAGATTGGACAGATTTTTCAAGTCTTTCAACGGATCCCTATTATTCAACATATTTTTCAGCTAATGGTATTCGTCCTGCTTACCTTAATGAATTTTTAGATCTTGCTGGTGTTAATTTAATTGGATCCTGGATTGGAACTATTATTCCCGATTTTAGGGATCAAACAGGGTCAAATCAATATATTGAAGATCTTGTTAATGCTTCTTCTCAATTAACAGGAGTTCTTCTTAATGTAAATAATGAAGCTCTTGATCAGCTTGTTTGGGATTCAAGCCTTGCATCTTGGCAGATTGGAGATGGAACTGCTACGGAAGGAGCTACTTATCAAATAGATCTTGTAGGACATAATCTTATTGATGTTTCTCTTTCTAATGTAGGAAGTATAAATCCTCAATTTTTAAGTTATGATATTAGTATAATGGATTATATGTTCCATAATACTTTAGATATTAGTTTAGTAGGTACAACTGGAAAAAGGTTTACATTAGGGGTGAATTCCTCTGATAACCAATCATTGATATCTGTGGGAACCCTTGTTAAAAAAGATGCTTCGATGGCAGGTGTAACTCGTATAACTGCTAAAACATATTCCAGTCAAGCATATGAATTTACAACAGCAGAGCCTATTTATAATTATAATGGATCAACTTGCGCCTCTGTTTATACGCAGTTACCTATCGACGATGCTTCAGTAACAACTCATTATGTTTTCAAAAAACTTGATGGACTATCTCTTAATAATAATCATTTACCAGGATATACAGAAACAGGTGCTCCTGGTTTAGAAGCTGGTGTAACAAAAATTTATGAAATGCTTGAAGATCCTGGAATTCTTAGAGGACTTAGAAATCCAGATATGATTAATTATAGATATGTAGTTGATACAATGTCTAATGGAATGGGTGCTAATTGTGGGGGTAAAGTTTATCTTTCAAGATTAGCTAAAGCAAGAGGTAAAACTACAGCTTTAATTTCAGCACCTTCTATGAAAGCATTTGCGACTTCGACAAATCCTTATTTCTGTGATTTGTTTGTGTCTGGAGTAGATCCTAAACCTATTTTCTCAACATATTGGATTCCTCAAGGAGGTAACCCAGATATGCCAAGAGATTTCCGTTTTACTCTTCCTGATGAAGATAATGGATCAAAATATTGTGGAGTATTTGGGCCATTTTTAAGATATATTTCTGGTAATACAACTATTGATGTTCCTCCTGCAGCAGATATATCTAATGCTTATATTAGAAAATTTTTAGGTGGAGATCCTTATGCAATTGTTGCTAATCAAAAGGGCGTTATTTCTAATCCAGCTCTTGCAGGAGTAGAATATATGATTGATAAAACGGATAGAGATTATTTAGAGCCATTTGGATATAATTCTATTATTGAAAGATCTGCATCAGGACAAATTCTTATTTATGCTAATGCAACATCTTATCAAAATGTTAAGAGTGATTATAATTATTTACATGTAAGAGAATTACTTAATACAATTGAAATACAAGTAGATGAGGTTCTTCAGAATTTTGTATTTGATTATAATAATCCAGTATTTAGACTTAATGTTGTTAATTCTATTTCTCCAATACTTGAATCCATTAAAGATGCTGGAGCACTTTATAATTATGAAATTATCATGGACGAGAGCAATAATACTAATGAAATTGTAGATGAAGCTTTTGCAATTATAGATATTGGAGTTTGGATTACTAAAGGAATGGAGAAAATTATCAATCGTCTTACTGTTTATAAATCTGGAGGATCATCCTCTGGTGGATTTACAGCAGTATAATTAAAATAAGTTTTGATGACTAAAGGGATAATATATTGTGCTATATCTCCATCTGATAAAAAATATTATGGATATACTATAAATTTTAATAAAAGGAAAAGAGATCATAAAGCTGCAGTAATCTTGGGAGTCTATAATAAATTTTATAATGCTATAAGAAAATATGGTTGGGAGAATTTTAAATGGGATATTATAGAATTTCATACAGCTGAAACAAAAAAAGAATTAAGAAATATATTATTTGAAAGAGAAATATATTGGATAAATAAAGAAAATACAACTGAATTAGGATATAATATAACAAAAGGAGGAGGTGGATTTTTTGGGATGGAACACTCTGAAAAATCTAAAGAGAAAATAAGAAGTAAAAATAGTGGAAAGACACATCCAAATTTTGGTAAACGACATTCTATAGAAACTATTGAAAAGAATAGACAATCTAATTTAGGACGAAAGGATTCTATAGAAACAAAACATAAAAAAAGTTTATCTTTAAGAGGTAAAAAACATAATTTAAAATTAGTTAAATGTCCATATTGTAAAAAAGAAGGAAAAGGGCCAAATATGTCCCGTTATCATATGGAAAATTGCAAAAATAAAAAGTAAAAATGGCTGAAAACTTTAAATCACAAGGCTCGTTTGGCTTACCACATTTCAGAAATTCGAGAGCAGCTCAAGAATTATATGAGCCGTTATATTTGAATTTATTTACAGTTCAAATCTCTCTTCCTGTGGGTGTTGGATCGTCTGAGGAGAATACAAATCTAATGCTTGAAAATGTTCAACAAATTACAGGATTAGAATCGAATTCATTTCCAACAACCCCAGTAGGACAATTCTATAAGTGGGCGGAAAGGAGATTTGCAGGTCCAAAACCTGATAAAACTACTATGGATATTACTCTCAATTTTGAGGTTAATTTAAATAGAACTCCTAGTGCATATATTCTTAAGACATTAAGAAAATGGAATGATTTAGTATATGATCCATTAACAGGTAGAACTGGATTAAAAGCTGATTATGTATCTCCATGGACGTTAGTTACTTTATATGATAGAGCAGCTAATCCGTACTGGCAGTGGAAGATGTATAATGTATTTCCGATGTCAGCTATTCCAGCACCAGAATTAAGTTTTCAGTCAGAAGAAATTTATAGGATAGAAGGCTATACCTTAGCTTGCGACAGTTGGGATGAAACTATTGTATAATTGTTTTCAAATACTATTTCAAGGGACTCAAATTTTGGGTCCTTTTTTTGTGAAACTTTAATGGTTTTTATAGATATAATGATATATAGATAAATTATATAATTATTGAAATTATGAATGATAAAGAAGAGAAAATAAAAAAATATGCTCAAGAACAAGAGGGAGTTATGCCTAATGAAGCTAAAATAACTCCAGTTTCTAAAGAAGAAAAACAAATAGGACCTGTCATTACGGAAGTTCCTAAAACTAATATGCCATGGCATGAAAATTCAGAAAAAGTTACTTTAGGAAATCAAATTGGATGGGATAAAATAAAGATTACTGATCTTCCTACTCAAGGATTTTTTTATCCAAAAGAAACAGAAATTGTAATTAGAGCTGCATCAGCTGCTGAAATTCGACATTGGTCAACTTTAGATGAAGAAAATATTTCAGCTTTAGATGATATGCTTAATTATGTTATTGAAAGATGCTGTGCTATTAAATTTCCAGAAAATCAATTATCTTCTTGGAGAGATATTAAAGAGATTGATAGATTTTATATTTTATTAGCAATAAGAGAAAGAACTTTTGTAAAGGGAGAAAACGTTCTTCAAGTTAAAATTTCAGAAACTCAGAAATTAGAGGTAACTAAAGATATGATTGATTATATTACATTTGATGATAGACTTTTAAAGTATTATGATGATAAAAAGAGATGCATTGTTTTAAAATTTAAAAAAACGGAGAAAACATTAGAAATTCATCTCCCTTCTGTAGGGGTTACTAATTGGCTTAAAAATTATATTAATAGAAAAACTCAGTCACAAGAAGCTTTTGATGAAGATTTCTTAAATTTTGGTCCTTTTGTTATTCCAGATTGGAGAGGATTAAATGATGTTTCTTATGAAAAGTTTGTTTATGAATCCCAAAATTGGACTACTATCGAAATTTCTTTGCTCACAGAAATTAGAAGAATTTTTGCAGATACAATCAATCCCATAATTAAATATACAGATGAGCAAGGAGGTGAGCGGGTGATTCCGCTTAACTTTCAAGGCGGGATTAAATCTATTTTCCTTATTTCAGATCCATTTTCAGAGCTTGCGTAAGATCTATTTTATTCTTACAGAAAAATTAAATATTCCTCCATCAGAAACAGATAAACTTGATTTTTATATGATAGAATATTTGTTAGAAGATCTAGAAGAAAAAATCGATGAAGAAAATAAAAGATATAAAAAGCAGGAAGATGAATATAAGAAAGAATCTCAATCTTATAAAACTCCAAAAATGCCCAAAGTAGGCTCAACTGATTACGGAGGATTTAAAACTCCTAAATTAGATATGCCTAGTTTAAAAATGCCTTCTCTCCCTTCCCCTAAATTTTAAAATAATTTATTAATTAAGTATTTTGTAATTTTTTTGCGATATATATAAGAAAAAAGATTTAATACTATGCATTACTTTCTTTATAAAATAACTAATAAAATTAATAATAGATTTTTAATAGGTAAAAAATCCGGAAATAATAAAATTATAAAATTAACATATTCTTCTAATCCGGATCTCAAAAAAGATATAAAAATATTTGGATCAATAAATTTTGATAAGGAAATTATAAAAGAATTTAAATCAAAAAAAGAATTGTATAATTATTATAATAAATTAAAAAATAATTTTATACAGAATTCTTTATTTTATAATAAAAAATATAAGATCGGAAAGGAAGGGGTAGAAAATATTAAAAGGGGGTTAAAAAATAGACCTAATAAAATGTATCCAGATTTTCCTGGAAAAATAATAATAGAAGACAGATATAATTTTATAATAGAAAATTATTGTAAACATGAAAATTTTAAAATTAAAAAAACATTATTTAAAAAATTATACAAGACAGAAAAACCAATCTATTGTAAAGAATGCAGATCTGAAATTCTTTCAGATAAAAATGATAGATATCTTTTGTCTAATTTAGTTCATCCTAAACATTATGAAGAAAATTTTATTTCTATTTATTATCCATCTTTATATAAATCTATTTTGAATATTAAATTTGGAAATTTTAAGGAAAAAATATATGTATATAAAAATAATATAAAATTTCGTCCTAAATGTTTATTATGTAATAATGATGTAAGTTTTTGTGAAACCAAAGTTAAATATAATACATATTGTAATTATCATTC